CCATGCTTCAATAAAGTTAGTTACAGGAGAAGAAATATTTGCACTCGTTAGTGTAGATGAGAATGATGGCGACCCTATACTTCTACTGATGAACCCAGTAGTTATGAAAGTAATGCGTAATCACGTAGGACAATATGTAAAAGTAAAACCTTGGATGGAAATCTCTACCGATGATCTTTATGTAATTAAATACGATAAGATTGTTACTATGACTGAAGTCAAAGAAGAAGAAACTATTCAGTTTTACAATAGATATCTCAATGATGATGATGTTGACTTTGAAGATGATGGTAGAACCAAGATCTCTGACAAGATGGGATATATCTCTACAGTAGATGATGCTAGAGAAATGCTAGAGAATCTCTATAAACTTAAAGATAATAAAGAAAGCTAAAGCTATCTCTTCAAACCTAACAAAGGTATTCTACTCATGATCCACCATGTTGTCAAGCCCTGATAGTATGGTATAATATACATAACGATAGTTTATTGAACAAAACAATGTTATGTCTAAAAAGAAATCAGAACACTACGTTAACAACAAGGAACTGCTTGAAGCACTGATCGTTTATAGATCGAAAGTAGAAAAGAGTTTTATGGAGATCAACGGTAGAGAACCTACCAAGGCAGATAGATCTCAACATTGGCCAGGTAAACCACCTATTACAAATTACTTGGGAGAGTGCTTCCTTAAGATTGCAACGCACTTATCCTACAAACCGAACTTTGTGAATTATATGTTCAGGGACGATATGATCTCTGATGGTATTGAGAACTGTGTTCAGTACATTCACAACTTCGATCCAGAGAAATCCAAAAACCCCTTTGCTTACTTCACGCAGATTATTCACTACGCCTTTCTACGTCGAATCCAGAAAGAGAAGAAGCAACTGGAAATCAAAACCAAGATCATCGAACGCACTGGTTACGATGAAGTTATGATGGTTGACGATAGCTTGCTTTCTAACAGCAGTTCAGAGTATAATACTATCAAGGACAATATTGCTTACAAGACGAATCGTCAATGAAGGTTGCTATTATTACCGATCAACACTTTGGTGCTCGTAAGGGTTCCAAGTTCCTCCACGAATATTTTAAGAAGTTCTATGATGAGATCTTCTTTCCATATCTAGAGGAAAGTGGTATCAAAACGGTGATTGATATGGGCGACACGTTTGATAACCGTCGCTCTATTGATTTGTGGTCTCTTGAATGGGCAAAAGAGAACTACTATGATCGATTAGAAAAATTAGGCATTACGGTTCATACTATCGTTGGTAACCATACTGCATACTACAAAGATACGAATTCAATTAATTCTGTAGATTTGTTGCTCAAACAGTATAGGAATGTTCATGTATATTCAGAATGCACAGAAGTTGTGCTAGATAGACTACAAGTTTTGTTTATCCCTTGGATTAATGCGGAAAATACTGAAAGTAGTATCCTTTCTATTAAAGGTACAACTAGCAAGTGCGCGATGGGGCACCTTGAGCTCAACGGATTTAGAGCGCATCGCGGACACGTCATGGAAGACGGTATGGCGTGCGAACTATTTGAGAAGTTCGACAAGGTCTTTTCGGGTCACTACCATACACGATCAAACGACGGACGGATCTTCTACCTAGGCAATCCATATGAGATGTTCTGGAATGATGTGAACGATCCTCGCGGGTTCACTATCTTTGATACAGATACACTTGAGATTGAACAGATCGATAATCCTTTCAAACTTTTTCATAACATCTATTACGAAGATACTCCACATCAGACTTTTGATACTCGTGAGTATGAGAACAAGATTGTTAAAGTGATCGTCAGAAAAAAATCCGATCCCAAGAAGTTTGAAAAGTTTATAGATAAATTATATTCCTGTGGTATTCAAGATCTAAAAATTGTTGAGAACTTTACAGTTCAAGAGAATGAAGATTTTGAAGTCGAAGAAAGCGAAAATACCATCTCTATTCTGAATCGATATATTGATGAAGCAGAGTTTGATTGTGACAGCACTATCATCAAAGGAATTCTTCAAAAAGTCTATTCCCAAGCCTGCGAGGTAGAGTAATGTTTCTTCTTACGCTCCGAGATAATAAAGAGGACGGTGCATATGCGGTTCAAAACCGTTATGGTGAAAAAGTTCTCTTTCTTTTTGAGGAGGAAGATGATGCGGAACGTTACGCTATGCAGTTGGAGGATAATGAAGAAGCAGAAATGGATGTAGTGGAAGTTGATGATGCACTTGCTATTTTGACCTGTAAGAGGTATAATTACAAGTATGCGGTGGTGACACCGAATGATATTGTGATTCCTCCAAAACTAGATGATAACTTTCCAGAAGATTAGGTGGAAAAATTTTCTCTCTACTGGTAATCAATTTACTGAAATCGATTTCCAAAAAAATAATACCAACCTGATCATCGGAACCAATGGTGCGGGCAAGTCAACAATGTTGGATGCTCTCACCTTTGTTTTGTTTAATAAACCTTTTCGTAAGATCAACAAACCTCAACTAATCAACACCACGAATGAGCGTGATTGTTTGGTTGAGATTGAGTTTGAAATTAATACTCGTCAATACGTTGTACGTCGTGGAATCAAACCTAACGTATTTGACATTATTGTGAATGGCACTGAACTTCATCGTGAAGCAGATGACCGTGCTATGCAGCGTGTGCTGGAAGATAATATTCTCAAAGTAAATTACAAATCATTTACCCAGATTGTGATTTTGGGTAGCAGCACCTTTGTGCCTTTTATGCAGTTGACTACTGCAAATCGTCGTGAAGTTATTGAAGATCTACTGGATATTCGTATCTTCTCTTTGATGAATAATATTCTCAAGGATAAGATTCGCACTCAAAAGGATCAAGTCAAATCTCTTGATTTGAAGAAAGAAACTCTCAAAGATAAGATGAAGATGCAACAGAACTTCATCGATGAGTTGGAGAATCG